CCGCTTTCGCTGCCATACTCAAAACAGCAACCTGTTGCATCTGATGTATAACTAATTCATTTTTATAGCCAAACCTATACGCCGCTTCACGTATAAGTACTGGACTCATTGCTACCATTGGGAATTGATTTAAGAAAGCTACAAAGTTAACAAAAGCAGTCTGTTCTGCCTGCATAGCCGCTGGTGTAGCATTAACTACATCTATACGGACTGTAGCATCATAACCATCCGAGAGATCTTGGGATGTGATAAATTTATAAATAGGTCCATTAACCTGCATATCTTGCATCACGCCCTGCTGAGAGGGATCTGATGACATCTTAACCCACAGTCCTTCGACTAACTTCTCTTGAGCCTGACACAAGATCTCAGCACCTATGTCTGACACATAGTTAGAGAAGTCTAGTTGTTCTGAGCTTTCTCTTATTTGTGCTCTAGCATCTACCAACTTAGCTTGAGTGGCTGTCTCTCTATCTGCATTCTGTCCGCGCGCCTCAGCACTTGTACCACTAATAATATTGAAATCATCTTTTGCCTGAACTAAAGCACCTTCCATCGAAGGACCAAGTTCTGGGTTGTCGATAGCTTTGATGGCATCCATCTGTTTAACCATAACAAGGATGCCATCAGGGCCACTTACAAACTTTTCGGCTTCTTCCTCATCCACAGCTCCCTGAAGGGCTTGGAACTTACGGGTAAAACGACGACGATAAGAGCGTATCTGTTCTCTAGACTCATTAATCTCATCTTGAGCAGAAAGCCAATGCCACACAATAGGGACAGGATAAAAACCAGATTCCCTAAGAATCCAACGAAGTTCAATAAGAGGTAAACGCTCGAAATCCTGATTCCATAGTTCGTAGCCATCGTCGTCGCAGCCATCAAGAATAAGACGACGCTTGTGAGAAACAAGATCCCAAATGTGCCAAACTTTGCACAAGTTCCGATGCCCGTTATTAGCAAGATAAAGATGAGTCTGTGCATCCTTCGAGAAAGATCCTATATCATCAACGTTGTAGCTGGCACTCTCGTAGTTCTTAGGAAACTTAATGCCTGGAGTCTTTTTAAGTGTATCAGTATAGTAATACTGCCAATAACCGACCCACTCGTGCTCTGCCAAATCCTCAGCATCGCTCACACTAACACGGAAGCGGGCAGGTTTAATACGTTTAATAAAGAAGCGCTCATTAACAGGCACCTCGTTATTTTCGATAACACGGACTTTATCCTCATTAACCTCAGGGTCGTCCCAAGAGGTTAGGTGTGGATCTTCTTTTAACGGGTTGCGCCAATCAGCAGCATAACCAACTTCCACAAGCCCAAACCTAAAGAAACTGTCAAGAGCTGCATACTTAAGATGACGAGCAAATTTAACATTCCGATTCGAAACAATCGTGTTGAGTACGTCTTGTTTCTTTTGACTAGATCCAACTGCAAATTCAAGATCCCAGTGTGCATGTCCAGGCTCCGGGTCTACGATAAATTTAGGTCGCTGGAAGAGGAAGTTAGCTAGTTTAATCTGTATCGTAGAGAATACCAGATTAAGAGTATATGGTTTATAATTAAGTTGCGGCCCATCAACACGTGCTTTCCACTGGAATCCCTCATAGTAATCATATAGACGAGAGCAAGCAAACTTGTCTTCCCAAGCCTTATAGACTTTATCCGCGTTCGCAATCCTAGTGATCCAGGGATTTACGTTATACACTTAAGCGCCAACTCTCTGTCGATATAGCTGTTGTTTGAGTACAGCCTGATAGTATGCAAAACTATTCCGTGGTGGCTTCTTTTGATGTTGTGTAGGTTGTGTTCCATGCATCGCCACATAATAGCGCACGGTATCATAAGCATGGTCCACAATCTTATCATCTCTATCATCAGAGTACAGATTCTTTCCATCTAAGGTTCCGAGGAGCTTTTTTCGTTGTGCTCCTGTTTGTCTAATTGTTTCTTTACATCCATGAGGATAGCTTTCTGTTGCTCTAATGAAATATATGCCCGGCGCAGGAGATTCTTTTGTAACTGGATGTTTAAATCTATTTGTTGGCGTAAGCAGTTCATTAATGCGATTTCTCGTCGCGAACTCATTGTTATCTGCTTTCAGCCAAAAAATCGGCGGACCTTCCAAATCACTATCACGATACTCATCAGCAACAGAATATAAGCCACCTTTAGCTTGACTAGCTTTGTCGAAGATGTGTGGGTCTGCATAATCTGCCGTATAACGCTCGTTTCCACTAAGATCCGCTATAGCTTTACGGTGAAATGAAATTCTGTTATCTTCTACATAGTATTCTCTGTAAAAGATGTAAACACCATCAATTGCGGCGACCCAAGAGCACGCTGTTGGAGCACTCACACCGTGGTCCATGACTCGATTGAGGTTGCCTTTTTCTATTACCCGTTTCACCAATTCTGGTGTAGGTTCAAGTATACTAGCGTTACGAATAAAATGAATAGCAGAACTAGAAGCGCCCCATTTACCTCGGACATATTTATCTACCCACTCAGGATCTCGTTTTAAAGCCTCAACATAGGATTCTTCAGAACCTAAATTAGCATCCCACTGACCCTCAACAAAGAAGTAGTTAGGATCTCTTTCTACTGAGTCTGGATGATACTTGCGATAGATAAAATGAAACTCTGTGTCAGGATTACAACAAATATAGAAATAAGAAGGAGCGATAGGGCGCCCATCTTTTCTAGGCCACTCAGGATATGTTTCTAATAAATTTGTAGGAACCACAGCATGTGCCCAGCGACCAACACGGGAGTCCAGAGCTAAAAAGACAGCTTCTAAAACTTCCTCACCTTGATCTATAAAGATGCTATTAGGCTCGATACCACGTAGAGAGTTCTCATCAACTCCATCTAGGTGCATCCACCAAATAAGACTACCATTGGAAAGAAGAGTTGTACCATCTTGCTCATTATGTGATACAACTAACTCTGTAGGACACATTGCAAAGAACGTCTGCATTGTTGTCCGCTTCAAGTCTTTGTAAGTCTGTCGTGCTATGATGACACGATAGTTGGAGAAAGTTAGAAGTAACGTAATAGCTTTAAGGCATAGAACCCAACTTTTGCCATTATTCAGACCACCTGAAAAACACTGGTTGCGTTTAGTGCAGTAGTAAACTGCCTCTTGCTGCCAGTTCTTAAATTGGACATTAAGTTGCATTAACGGCTCATTGTAAGTTTGCTATACGTAGCGCCTGGAGTGCCACCAATTCCAAGAGTGAAGAACTTGGAGTTAGTCACACTATTTGCATCACTAACTTGTACTGTAATACCAAAATTTCCACTAGCTGTTGGTGTGCCGCTAATTACACCACCACTAGACATGGTTAAACCAGTAGGTAGAGCACCTGATGTGATACTCCAAGTAAGAGATGGAGCACCCCCTGTAGCAGCTAAAGTTGTACTATAAGCAACACCATTTAAACCCGCAGGCACACCTATTGTAGTAATAACAGGGGCATCATAGACTGTAAGACTAAGTGTAACAGTCGCTTGATTTAAAATACCTGTTGTAGTTGAGGAAAAAGTAACAAGATCTGAATAAGATCCTGCTGTTAATCCAGAACAACTAACAACACCGGCAGTATTACCTGCTGAAGAACCACTAGTAGGGGAGAGGGAAAACCAACTAACATTCTCTCCACCAGACCAATTATCTAATGTTATACCAGATGCAGCAATAGCAATATTCTGATTGGCCGGATTTGAACCAGTTAGAGTACAGTTATAACTTAAACTTGTTGGAGTTGCCGTGAGAGTGCCTGGAGGAGACAAGTTTATAGGAACCATAGAATAACGAGGATCTTGATTAAAAGCCCCATTAGCTTTTGTTGCTGGATCACTAATCCAAGCCCAAGCAGCATCCCCGGTAAGATTAGTTACTCCATCAAGACCAGTTGTACTAATACCAGACCATCCTGCAATTGTACCTCTTAGGATAAATGCATAAGTTTCTTGTGTGTGACAACAAGTTTGTGGTAGTGCATAAACCTGAGTACATCTAAATTGACCGCCAGCTTTAACAGCAGCGTAGTCAAAAGGTGTATTAGCAGGGTTAGTTACACAATTACCTACTGGTTGAATATAACCTTGAGAAGCCGGACGCCACGCTGCGACAAATTCCGCACTTGTATTAATCCAAGCTCCACAGATATAAGTACCTGCACCACCATCCAACCCTGGACCACAAGTGGTTACTTTAGTTGTGGGAGACTCCCCTTCTGTCATCAACCATTTGTTTTCACCATAGATTTTAAGACTGCCCTTAACTTCTGCGTTATAAACAGCAGATTCGTAAGTAAACTCACGCTGTAGATTCCAAAAAGCAATAATTTGCTTATAATATCCCATCCACGGAGGGGCAATAGCTACAGTTGTAGACATATCTATTGGGTAGTCTGATGCTTTATTTGCCGCACGGCGAGGACCTACAAAAGGTAGAGAATTGTCGTTAGTCTGCAATTCTCCATGCGTTCCATCATTCATTGTTGCAACAATCTT